TTCATTAGCTTGATATAGAACTCTTGTACAATATCCTCAGCGTAAAAATGCTCGCCTAAGTCGTGAATGATTCGAATGAACTCATCTTGCCTTGCTTGAACTTTTACAATCCACTCCATTGGTTAGTATCTAATCAAAAGTAGTGATAATTTTTTAATCATTAAAAAGCCCAACATTTCTGCTGGGCTAATTACTAACATTTAAAAATCCGTATTAGAACGGAACATCGTCAGAATCGTTGCTTTCGTGGGATACCTCTTCAGGTTGTTCTCGGTTAAATCTCCAAGCCTCCAAAGTGTTAAAATATTTTACTTCGCCTTTTGGGGAAGTCCATTCTCTGCCTCTTATGTTTATGTCAACATCAACTGCATCGCCTACCTCGTACTCATCCAGTAAACCGCATTTATCTTGCGTTAGCTGCAACGAAACCAATTGAGGGTACTTGTCCTCCGTTTCGATAACAAAGTCTCTCTTTGCAAATTTTTGACTGATTTGTTGGGTTTCCCCTTTTAGGTGTAATCTTCCTTTTACATTCATATCTATTCTATTTTAAAATTGTTTTTGATTCAGCTACCGCTTCAATAAATTCTTTTTCCAACCTTGAATTGTTAAAATATTCGTGTTTCTTGAATTCTCTCTTAAATAAACTTATCAATTTTTTTCTTTCTAATTTATCTAAGAAATCTAATTTTATTAATCTACTCGCGCAAGTAAAATGAAATCTTAATTCATTTATAAATTGACCAAAAGAACCATCGCAATACCCCTTTTGTTTTACTAAAACTTCGTGACAATATTGCCATTTATATAAAGGCATGCATTTTAAATAACTTACTGGTATCTCAATTTTGCTTTGATGATACCCTCCGTCAAATATTGTGCTATAACTAATGTATGTTTCAATTGTATTGCGCTTTGTCCATTCTGTATGCTCTTCTTTGGCTTTATATCTAATGTATGCGCTTAAAGTCTTTCTTGCCTGTTTTGCTTTGTTTTCTAAAATCTTCTTTTCTTCGCTTCTTAGCCTTATGTTTATAGTTTCAGTCTTTAGTGTTTTCATCAGCTAATTACTTTAAATTGTTCGTGAATTAATGTCTCGTAATACTCTCGGCATTCCTTTACTCGGTTGTAAATCTTTTCGATTGCTTCAGGATCGTAATCAATCTCATAGCATTTTATCCTTTGCTCCTTTGGTACTCTCTGGAAGTTGTGTTGCATTTCTACCGCGTTTCTTACAATTGGGTTGTCGTCTATTTCTTTTAGCTTGTAATGCACTCTCCTTACCTCATCCTCAACGATATCGCTTGGTGTATCAACTAAGCAATATACAAGGTAGGCTTTCCGTCTTCCTGTAAGCTCCATGTATCCCTGAAGCTGGTAATAGTAGTCCTTGTTCGGTATGTCTTTCTTGAACCAAGGGAAGGTTGTCGCATCGTAGCTGCTCTTTACATCAAGCACGAAATCGTCATTCAGCACGTCAGGCGTTCCAGTTAAGTATTCATTCTCAAAATACTCCTCGTTCTTTGACATTGCGCCCATCTTTAGAACCTCCTCAGCAAGCTTTATACTATCATCTTCAACCGCTATGCCCTTATCTATGGCTTTGCTCCATACATCTTTGCTATATCCGTACATATTTTCAATAGCATATTCCTCCAAATAGCCTTGGCATGTCTTGCTCAATTGCCCTTTTGTACGGCTGTTAGGCATTATCTTTCCAATTGCGGAGCATCTTATCTTAAAGTCTTTCATAACTCTGCAAGTTGTTTATTGGTTAATGCGTAATTTTCTTTGAGTTTCTCTGCCGTGTACTCTCCATTCGCAATCATTTCTAAGGCAGCCTTGAAGTTAGCAGCGTTTAGCTTTTTTTTCTCTTTCGTCTTTCCGTGGGTATTCGTAGAATCAGCATCTTTCGTGTCATCTATTAGGAATAATCCATTCAGTGCGTACTTTCTTGCGTAACTGGAGGAGGATCCAAAGCTCTGAGCAATATCCATTCCTTTGCGATTGATGTCAATACCAGCCTGTGCCTTTACCGCTTGAACTTTGTTGCCGTCTGTTATCATTGCAGTCGCTTCGACATACATACATCCAGCGGCTTCCTTAACCTCATCGGTAAGGTTCAACACCAAGCCATTGAGTAAAGGCTTTACAGCCTCCATAATGTCCTCGCATGAGCGGTATTTGTACTTGCCAAAACTATTATACTGATTCTTTGGCGCTTTCAGTTGCTGTTGGATTTCTCCAAGTCTTTCGATTAATTTATTCATAACGTGTTTATTGATTTTGGTTTATAAATTTCTGCGCTTGTTCATAATGCGCGATGTATCTCCTGAAGTTGTTGTAACTTTCTCTCATTTCCTTCGCTCCTCTATGGTCTCCTTTTTGTGAGCGAGATAATGATGCTATATGATAAGCCTCTTTGTAGCATATTGCCTCGGCATAAGTTAAATCAAAAAGCCATTTGTCTCCAATGCGCTCGTTGATTATTTCTCTGTCTTGAATTTTGATTGATAAGATTCCAGCGGTCGCTGAAACCTCAATTGGTTTTCCTTTCATAATACGATTTTAATTGTTAGTGGTATAAAATTAATAAAATATTCTTTAAATAAAAATTATTCTTTTAATGCTTTCGTCTTTTGCTTGTACTCCTCAATAATATCTCGCAGCTCCTCCCTTGAATACTTTCGTGTTTCATGTGCCTTTGCGTGTAATTCAATTAGTTCATCTGCTCCGATTCTCTCCTGGATTCCTGTTTGATAGTTTAGCAAGTTTCCGTGTTTGTGTTGGTTGCACGCTACGCACTGACCGTGAACATTCCTCTCGTCAAACGTAACAGCCTTATGCGTTCCGCTGCTAAAGTAATGCCCAGCATCAAATTTGGATCCTAAAGGCTGACCGCAAGAAATACACGGTTTTTTTTTATCTCGTTCCCTGATGTATGTATTAAAATACTTTTGAGCTTTCTTCATTAAACTTTGAACAGTTTCCAGAGATTCCTTTAGTTCTTTTTTTTCCTTCTTCCAGTTCTTGACCTTTGCAGTTTCTACCCATACCTTAACGCATTCAGACTTAAAGCAGTATTTTTGATTAAAGTGCTTGGCTTCAAATTTATCTTTGCAGTTTTTACAACGTGGCATCTGCTTGAAATATGTAAACCTCCTCTACGTTGCAATCTATGTTAGTGCATAAGTGTACGTTTATTACTCCTTCGCCTTCCAAATTAAAGTCTTCGTATTCGTGTTGCTCTTGCCATTTTATTGACTCTGTGCATTGTGGGCATTTCATAATTCTAATTTAGCATCGTTAATAATTTCTTTTAGCTTGTCTATTTCGTGTTTATGTTCTGCAATAATTATTTGATTTCTCAGATTAGATTTGCACTCCATGTGATATTCCTTTTCTAACTCGGTTAGTACATAATGAAAATGCTCAATGTCCTCTGCGCTTTGCTTCATAGAATTTATTAATTGCTTTCTCCATTTATGTTTTAATTCAAGCTCTTTAATGCTTGACTCAAATTTTAACAAAACCGTCTTTATGTTAATTTTTGCTTTTAATAATTCTAATGTGTTCATTCTATTTCAAATTTAATTTTTTTTTGCATCGGGTGTTTGTCAACTCTTGGTCTACTTTTTCTTTCCCAGCTTCCCCCTCCTGATTCGCCTATACACTTCCAATTAGAAGCTTTTAAACTTGCGCCTGTTTCTTCGCTAAGAATGTATGTAATTAACTTTTTATAACCTAAATTTTTTGCAACTCTCCAACAAGCAGAATACAACATACTACAAGCATTTTTAGTGCCGTCAGTACATAATCTATTTACTTCTAATGTCCATCCGTTGTCTAACTTTCTTGCTATAGGTCTACCTACCATAGCCACACCAACTATTTGGTCATCTTTTGCAGCTGCAACTTGGAATATGCTACCTACAGGTGCTTTATGATGCCTGTGATTTTGATTAATATACGCTTTTGCTTCGTCTTGTTTAATCGGCACAATATGCAACTTATTTTTCTTTGGCATATATTTTATTGTAAACGTTTGGAGCTGGATTCTCTTGCTCATAATATAGGAATTTTTCTTTATCAAACCACATGATAAGTTGACCTATCTGCCCAGCGGAGCGAGGCTTGATTTTATTAAAGTTGATTATTGCTTGGTTGTAATTTAAGTCCTCTCGGTGTACCGTTATCATGCACTTACCGCTATTAAACCATTCCGAGCCTCCCTTTAAATCGTATGGACTTGGTACGCTTCGCTTTCCGTTTATCTTTTCCGTTAGCTTTGGATGAATGATTGTATGAAGATGCAATTCGTTATCCTCTGCGATTTGATTGCGGTACGGTAAGACGACCTCTAAATATTGTGCATATCCTCCAAACTCATGGTATGGATGGCTCAGGTCTTTCCAGCTGTCAATGCTTGCAGTTTGCAATCCGCCTTTTTGTTTGAGTTCAACCGCATAGTCATAAAATTGGAAAGGAGTCATCTTTGCTTTTACATCCTTCTTTGTTAAAATATGGAAGTGCTGGAATATCCAATCTAAGGAATTCCGTATTTCTCTATCCTTGATTACGTTTCGTTCTTTAGGATTGAAGCTCTTGCCTGTAAGCTTATGAATAAGATCCGCAACAATCTCGACGTTGCTTCCAACATCAGGGAAGTAAACTAAATGCTTCCATCCGTAAAACTTTGATGTATTCAAAAGGCACTCCATGAGAACTTGCGTTTTTCCGCTCATTGGGAATCCTGTCCAATCCGTGCAGTTTCCTAATTGCATTGAATAAAACTCATGCAATCCATCCCAGCCTAAATACTTGCCCTTTTGATTGTAGTTATCTCGGTG